AAAGCTTTATGTTTATGATAATCCTTTAGATTATTCAGCTGACTCAATATTAAAAAAGATGGAAGAATTAGTGAGGAAAAAGGGTGTGAAGGTATTTGTTCTGGATAACCTTATGATGATTGATTTAAGTTGTACTTTTGAAAATATATATGTTAAAGAGAAACAATTCGTAAATAGACTTGTTAATTTTGCTAAGAAATACAATGTACTGATTCATCTCGTAATTCATCCGCGTAAAATAGAGGGGATTAGAAGACTGACAAAGCTTGACATAGGTGGCAGTGGTTCTTCAACTAATTTAGCACATTATGTAATGGGTATACACAGAGTTACACCAAAAGAATCAGAAGGGATACAAAACAAAAAAGGTGAATTTGTAGTTTCTCCTAATCCTTATTCCTGTATGATTGATTTATTTAAAAATAGACCAACAGGTGTTCAAGATCGTGATTTTGGAATACACTTTGATAATGCATCATATAGGTTTTGGACTGATATCGAAAGTTTGGATAAGCAATTTTCATGGGATAAAGAAAAGTATGAACCATTGCCTGATCCAAGAGATGATAAGTTACCGTTTAATTAGAAAGGAGTAATATGGATAATTTAGATTTTATTATACGTAACATGAGATGGTCTTACAGTAGAATTAACTCATTCGAAAATTGTAAATATGGGTGGTATTTGACGTATATTAAAGGAATACCGTCTATTAACAACTTCTTCTCCGATTTTGGGAGTTTCGGTCACGAGATTTTAGAGAAGTATCTTAAAAAAGAGTTGACAATGTTTGAGTTAGCTGATTACTACACAGAAAATTATGATGACAATATAACTTCTAAAGCACCACCATTTCCTAAGAATATGGCTGGGAAATACTATTTAGAAGGACTTAGTTTCTTTGAGAACTTTACTGGATTTGATAAAGAGATTGTTGGTGTAGAGGATAAAATAGGCTTTACAACAAAGAATGGATATGAGTTTATAGGGTATTTAGATTTGTTGTTGAAGGATGATGATGGTGAGTACATTGTAGTTGATCACAAATGCAGCAATCCGTATCGCAAGAAGACTACAAAGAAAAACGGTGTAGAATTTGTTTTAGATAACACCAAAATTAAAGGCTACAAAAAACAAATGTACATATATGCCATAGATATAAAACAAAGATACGGAAAATTTCCAAAGCAAATGTGGATAAATTTCTTTAAAGCCAATTTAATTCACAAGATAGATTTTGTAGAAGAAGAGTACTTAGAAGTTGTAGAATGGCTAAATAACAGTATTGATAATATATTAGCAGAAACAGAATGGAAGGAAAATATTTCAGGTTATTTTTGCAAATATTTGTGTGGAGTTAGGAAGAGTTGTTTTAAAATATAGGGAGGATAAAATGGATAATTATATAGTTTATCATTTACATACGGATATCAGCAATGTGAACGGCTACATGGACTCATGCACAAACTACAAAGATTATATAAAATTAGCCAAAGAACAAAAAATGACTTCGATTTCGTTCTCGGATCACGGTGGTATGTATGATTGGGTTAAAAAGAAACGTGATTGTGACAAAGCAGGAATTAAATATATACATGGCATAGAAGCGTATCTATGTACTGAATTAGAGGCCAATGAAAGAGGGTATCATATTGGCCTCTATGCTAAAAATTATGAAGGCGTAAAAGAACTAAATGCTCTATACTCACTATCAACATCAAAAGGTACATTAGAAGATAAAACAGACCGACATTTTTACTACAACCCTAGAATTTCACTATCCGAACTTATGAATACAAGCTCAAATATTATAGTTGTTTCGGCGTGTCTTGCTTCTATGTTATGGAAGCCAACACCAATGCTATTAGAACTTAAAAAAATAAATAAAGACAAACATTTTAAAAATAAAGTAAAAAAAATTACACATATTATAAAACGTTTTGAAAGTAAAACAAAGATGGAAATATGTTTCGATGATTCTAATGGTGAAGAGTTTACTAATACCATTCAGATTTTCGAAAGAAAGATTAATATACTAAAGAAACTCAAAGCTACTTTACTTAAAGATTTTTTAAAATTGAAAAACGATTATAAGTATTTAATTAAATATAGGAACAAATTTCTAAAATGGATGTCAGAGAATAAGGATAGATGTTTTTTAGAGATTCAATATCACTCATGTGATGACCAAATTTTTTATAATCAATTGCTATATAAGCGTAGTCAGAGATACGGTATCAGGCTGATCGCTGGTACTGATACTCATTCATCTACTCCCTATAAGGCTGAGTGCAGAAAAATATTACAGAAATCTAAAGGGTGTTATTACGACCAAGAATATGAATTTGATTTGATATGGAAAACATATGATGAATTAATTGATATGTTTAGAGAACAAGACGCATTGCCGGAAGATGTGTTTATGGAAGCTATACATAATACAAATGTGTTAGCGGATATGGTTGAGGAATTTGAGCTTGACGAATCTTTTAAATATCCTAACTTGTATGGCAAAGATGCTATAAAGATATGGAGCGACACAATAAGAAAGAAATTTGAACATAAAATAAAAAATAATACAATTGATTCAAAAAAAGCTGATGAATATAAACAAAGGATAAATGAAGAGTTTATTGCAATGAAGAAACAAGGTATGGAAAGTTTTATGATGTTTATGTCTGAATTAGCTGATCATTGTAATGAGAGTAATATACCTTATGGATTCTGCCGCGGAAGTGTTGGAGGAAGCCTTGTAGCCTATATTACCGACATAACAGATGTAGACCCTATTGTATGGAATACAGTATTCTCAAGATTCTGTAATGCAGATAGAATCAGCTTAGGCGATATCGATTTGGATTTTTCGCCAGAAGACCGTATCAAGGTCTATGACTTCATTACAGACAAATTTACTCCTCAAAAAATAGCTTATATATTAACAATGGGTACAGCAAAAGATAGAAGCACTATTGATATATTAGCAAAAGGATTAGACTACACAGATTTAGATGCTGTTATGGATATTAAAAATGAGTTTGACACATTGTTTAAAGATTATTCAAAAATAATCCAAGAAGAAGTTAATATCGAAGAAATAGAAGAATTAGAATCTTCTACAGTAGATTTTGATAATCATGATTTGTATGTCAATAAAATTAGAAATCAAAAAGCATTAGATAAAGCAAATACAATCAAAAGTAATTTTGAGAAATTAAAACAATCTAATGAAGAAATATTTTATTATTTTGATGGTATAAAAGGAACTATTATATCAAAAGGACAACATCCCGCAGGAATAATTGGTTCTCCTATTACACTCCCAGATAATTTAGGAGTATTTTATAAGAATGGTGATACGTCACATCCAATTTCAATATGTTCAATGAAACCAGTTGATTCGTTAAACTTTGTAAAATTTGATATATTGGGATTAAAAACAATAGGAATAATAAAAGATGCTTATAATTACATAGATTCTCATTATTTGAAATCACATGAAATTGATTGGAACGATAAAAAGGTTTGGGATAATATGACTACATCCCCAATTGGAATCTTTCAAATGGAAGGAGATTTTGCTTTCAATTTGTTAAAAAAATTCAAACCTAGATATGTAAATGATTTATCGTTGATTAACGCTGCGCTGAGACCATCTGGAAAATCTTATAGAGACAGATTAATTGCCGGAGAGATTAATAAAAATCCATCCGAGCAGATAGATGAGCTTTTAAAAAATAATTATGGCTATCTTGTATTCCAAGAAGATACTATTAAGTTTTTGTCTGAAGTGTGCGGTTTCACTGGGTCTCAGAGCGACACCTGTCGCCGCTATATAGGCAAAAAAATGATACCAGAGCTAAAAGAAATGATACCTAAAATTTTAGAGGGTTATTGTGAAAAATCAGATAAGCCAAGAGATATTGCCGAAAAAGAAGCTAAACAATTTTTGGATATTATCGATGCAAGTTCTGAGTACCAGTTTGGTTATAATCATAGCCAAGGTTATTCTATGATAGGTTATGCTTGTGTAAGACTAAGAACATACTATCCACTTGCATTAGTAGCTGCATATCTTAATAGAGCTGAAACACAAGAAGATATCGCAAGTGGAACGAATTTGGCTCAACAATTAAAAATTACAGTCAATCCCATAAGATTCAGAGGATCAAAAGATATTTACATGATTAACAAAGAAGAAAATTCAGTTTACAAAGGTATGAGGTCTATAAAATACTGCAATTCAATTATTGCAGGAGAGCTATTTGATTTAAAAGATAACCAATATAATAGTTTTATGGATTTATTATTAGATGCAAAAGATAAAACATCAACTAATTCAAGACAATTAGATATACTTATTAGATTAGATTACTTTTTTGAGTTTGG